TGGCTAATATGGAAAAGAACAGCTGCTACAAGACCAGTGGCACCAAGGCCAATCAAGCTTCGACGACCAGCGTCGTTCAAAAACTGAGGAATCATTGTAGCGAGCTTCTCTTGTACGGGTGTGCTAATAGCCGCGGCCGTACAAGCAGAAACAATAAGAGCCTGTAACTGTTGATCAGTGAGGTTAAAAGGATTTTTAGACGCGGGAGACTTTGTAGCAGTCTCGTTCATGACAGGTTGGGGAGAAGCAGCCATCATCTGCATCTGCATAGGAATCTGAGAAGGCATCTGTGTTGGCATGGATGGGGGTGCCATCATCTGAGCCTCCATAGGTTCTGGTTGACCCATCAATTCGGAAATAGGTGTAGAGTCCATAGTAACTTTACTTTCACTGACATTTTTTTCTTCATTATTATGCGTAATAAAAGACGTCGATGAATTAACTTGAACCATACCACCGTCTGAATTGTCTGATAAATTCATAGTACGAATGTCCGTCATTTAGTATTGATTTATGTTTTTACTATTAAATAAAGACGCAGCCTGGTTATTTCTTCTTCGTAATGGTTAACGCTGTTTTCTTTGTAGCTTTCTTCGCATCAGTCTCTTGTTGAGAAAGGTATTTAGGGTTATACATTTTCCTGTGAGCCGCCCATAACTCTGGACCACCGACTCTAAAATTCTTTCGAAGTGTTGCCTTGTACCAAAATACACAATCCTGAATTTTGTTAGACTTAACAGTGTTATCAAGAACTAAGCATTCGTAATTCTCTGTGCAAGCATCCATAACCTTTGAGAACATATCGTAGTTTGGAAAAATACCAAAAAATGATTTGTAAAGCTTCTCTCGATTCTGAATGATGTTCTCCCTGAGAATGAACACATAATCGACATTGGCTCGTAGTGCTGGTGGTAAGTCCATAACATATTGCATTGTCAACATAAAGAAGATCTTCCAATGACGACCGTTCATAAAACACTGTCGAATACACGTATCTTTTAGAAACTTTGAGTCGTACATACAGTCATCTAAAAGCATAAAAGTCCCACAGTTGTTTTTACCTGCACCCACTAACTTCCGCTGCCGGGCCATAACACGCTCTATCGCTTCTCTGTCATAATCGCCATATACGAAGAGGTCTGGAATGAATTCGGAATAAAAATGATTACCTTCTTCTGTACCACTAAGAACTATACCCGTAGGAAGGTGCTTCTTATGATACATGATATCCTTCACCAGAGTACTTTTACCTGTATTACGCTTTCCTATAAATACACAAACGCGATCGTCTGTCATAGTCGCAGGATTGAATTTCCTCAACTGAAGATTCATCTACTTTAGTGTACCGTTTTATTTGAGAATATTTTACTCGCACATATTAGATATGTCTGGAGCTGTAAAACTAGCTGTGACAGGTGTTCAGGATCAATGGCTTACAGGTGATCCTGATTTTTCTTATTTCCTGACAACATTCAAACGACATACAAAGTTTGCCTTGGAGCAAATCGAAACGCCATTTGATGGAGATGTTGGGTATGGTGAAGAGTTACGCTGTAGAATTCCACAAAACAAGGGTGACTTGGTAAAAAGTGTGACTGTTAAATTTTCCTTGTCCGCTCCCGAAGATGGTGATGGAAATAAACTTAATTTTAAACCATCGTTTTGTACGGATCTTATTGATACAGCTGATTTGTATATAGGAGGGCAGTTAATTGAGCGTCTTACGGGTGAATATATATACATGCATCAACAACTTCATAATACTATAGATGATATAGAGCAAACGTTATACTTTTTAAATGGTCATGGTAGTAAAATTTTTGATTTCACAGGTGAACAAACATTTTTTATCGATCTTCCATTTTATTTTAATCGTGCAACTTCACTTTCTATACCCACATCAGCACTCTTGAAACAACAGATGGAAGTAGTAATAAACTTGAAAAATCTCACCGATATCATAAATGGTCCAATTCCATCTTCAGGTGTACAAGGGAAAATATTAAATATATCTCTTGATACAGAATTTGTATTTATAAGCGATGATGAACGATTTTATTTACAATCCATGCCTCTTCAATATCTCATATCACAAGTACAATTATCACAGGTTACATTCAACCCCGGTGAAACTCAGAAAACCTTTATGATTAATTTTAAGCATCCAGTTAAAGAACTTTTATTTTTAGCAAAGAAGGGAAAAGAATTCTATAGAATTGAAAATGTAAAATTGGATTTCAATGATATGAATGTCATGGAATGTGATCATCTATTTATGACATATGAACAACCATTACTTTATCATATAAACTGCCCCGAAGATGGATCCCCGTTTGGTGTATACAGTTTTGCACAGAACCCAGAATCACATTATCCATCCGGTCATGTCAACATGAGTAGAATAATTCACAAAAGAATGACTGTTGATATAGATCCTACAGATGATAAAGTTGTACTTAAAATATTTGCTGTGAACTTCAATATTTTACATATCGAGAGCGGCCTCGGGGGTTTAAAATTTTAACGGTATATAGTAGTAATGGCTGGAAGAATCCAGCTTACAACGAGGGGTGTTCAGGACGTCTATTTTACTGATAATCCGGATTACTCGTACTTCGTTCAACTATTTCGAAAACATACAAATTATACTACACAATTTGTAAAACTGGATGTAGACAATGATGTTGAGTTTGGAAAAACCGTCAGTGTAACTATACCAAAAGATCAAGGTGATCTTGTTAAAACAGTTAGTTTAGAAATAGAGTTGGATAAAATCGTTGGAGCCGATTCAACACGTATTGGTTATGTGGAGTCTATAGGACATGCAATGATTGAGTATGTCGATATGTATATAGGCGATGAGAAGGTGCAACATATACCAAGTGATTATTTACAGATTTATTCGGAACAAAATTATACACAGTCTAAACAAAAAGCTCTTGAAAAGTTGATAGGTAAATATCCAGACAGAACTTCTGATGTACCTGTTTCAAGTGGTGTAATTTTAGGTCACTTAGGACCTGCTACACAAACCAAAAAACTATTTATTGATATCCCTTTTTATTTCTATCGTAAACCAGAATTGGCTATACCTCTATGTGCTATGTGTTTTCAAGAAATACGCCTCGAAATTAAATTCAGAGATTTGAAAGATTGTTTAGTACAAACAGATCCTCCTACAGACACATCCCTTCAAACAACTACATTAGATTTTGATCTCATCTCGAATGAAATTCTTTCATCAAATGTCGTTGTCGCTTCTTCGGATGGAAGTAACGTTGCTACTAATGTGAACAGCGAAATTGTGATACCAGGTAAAACCATATTCAATGGTGTTGGTGTAGTGTCGCCGGCTATGAATACAATTGTAACGACAGTAAATATATACAGATATGAAAATGATCTATGGCAGGTGTATCAAGCTCCTTCATTAAACCCAGGTAATACTATACATTTTTCAGATGACGGAAATGTTATAGTAGAAGTTCGTACTGGTATATGGGTGTGGAATGGAACACAATATATATTTACACCAAAACCAAATATAATTGCACTATCTAGAGACGGTAATTTTTATTGTGTAGAGGGATCGGGCACGTTAAGACTTGAAATATTTAACATAACCACAGAAACTCGTGTAGGGAATTTTTTTAACAAAGCAGTTAATGTTGCAGTGTCTCAAGCACATTTATCTCATGATGGTACAAAATTGTTAATCGTACTTAATGATATTGTTTATGTATATCAATATACAACCGATTGGTTTAGGTATGGTCAAAACGTAACACTTTTTGAATCGGGTATACTCACATATGTAAAAGACGGAAACAGTTTTTTTGTGTATAACCGAAATGAAGAATATAATCATAATCCATCTATTGCTTACGGCGTCGGTCGTGTATACGTCTATGACACTACAACAACACAATGGACTGAGGTACATAGATATAAGGGTTCCGGTGGAACGTATGCGTCAATGAGTGATAATAAATTGAAATTACATATTAAAAGAAGTGATACTGAAACAGATGTAATTACACTAAAGGAATTGACCCGCTCAGTTGAAGGATACGACGAGGTTGTTATACAAAGTGTTGAAAATATAGTTGATGCCGGTAGTAATGTGTATGGTGCCGGTTATCAGAGTTTAGTATCTCAGGTACAAGAAATATTTGCTTTTAATACTAACACTTCATATTCACAAAACACGATTAAATTTTTACCTCTTAGTTTAAATGATACAATAATATCTAATAATGGTTTAGTTCGGGTGGATCATTATACATTTGGTAACCAAGCTCGTGTGTATAAAAGAGATTCTATATCAACTGGATTTGGGCTGTTGAATATTACAGATCCCGCCGCGGACCTCGAGTCGGTCGGTGTAATCCAATCTAAAATAAATCTTTCTGATTCAAATAATATATTTAGTAAGTTTTCTATGTCCAAATCAGGTAGATATTTTGCTGTACAGGATCATAATAATAATGAAGTTCTTGTCTACGAGGTTTTCGACAATTTTTATAGAAATATCCAGTATCTAGATGCCACAACACCAAACGTATCAGGTAATACACAATTTGTGTCATCTTTAGTAGGTCTTAAATTCTCTGATGACGAAACAAGTTTTACAATGTATGGTGGTAACAACAATATTCAAACGTTTCTCATATCAAATCCAACTATTGCAGAGACAACGATAACAGAAAACGAATTTGTTCACTCTATAGTGGCCGTTTCAAAAGACGTAAATAGATTTATTAAATATGACTCGTCCACTAATATTATAAAAATTTACACTATCAACTCAGATGGGACACTTGTTTCAAGTTTACCAATCAATTTACCATCTACTCCATTAGCATTTGAACTAAGTAAAGATGGAACGTTGGCAGGAGTGGTGACACCCACATTTACTTACATATATTCTTATGACGGGGCAGGATGGAAACAGAAATCATCACTGTTTGTTGGTATTGAGACTTTCAGGAAATTTTATATGATAGATGACGGTAATACAGTGATTTACATCAAATCTGAATTACCAGCTAATCGTACCCTGGTTGAAGTGTATACATATAACAATAATATTTGGAGTCGTATACATCAAGAAAATGATAATAGTACCATCGGTACATTGGGTATTGGAGATGTATCCCTTAACGGTCATCATATAGTGTCGTTATATGATGAAGATCCTGACTATCCAAAACGAAACTTAAGAGTAAAAAATATTGGTACTCAACAATTATCAGTTGTAGTTGGTGTAGATAAAGACATAAGCCAAGTGTACCCAAAACAAGTTTTATCTTGTAAATTATCTTTAGAAATGGTATTTTTAGATAAATATGAACGGGCAATTGTGAAAGATAAGAAAAAAGATTATGTAATAACTCAATTACAACACAATAGATTTTTAGCATCAAAAGGATTACAAACACATAAATTTAGAACTAACTTTTTAAATCCTGTAAAAGAATTATTCTTTATTATCAAACGTGAAAATAAACAAGAGTATTTAGATTTTGTATCACCTTTTGACTATGATAATGATACAATTACTAGTGAAAACAAACTCATTTTCTATGAAAATCTAAAGAGTCTTGAATTCAAATTAAACGACACACAAGTATTAGATGAAGATACAGGAAATTTTGCATTCCTCAAGGCTATACAACCAGCTATTCATCACTCTAAAACACCGTTGATTAGACGATTTTACACCTATAGTTTTGCATGTGAACCAGAACAACATTTCCCAACAGGGCAAGTAAATTTCAGTCTCGTAAATAATCAATTGATGACATTCAATCTTACACAGAATACAACAAGTAATAGAAATATAGACATATACGCTTTAAGCTATAACATACTTAGGTTAGATAAAGGTATGATGCGAGTAATGTTTAATACGACATGAATATGCAAACGGGTTTCGGTGATTCGGGTGACAATATGGCTGAGCAGTATATCAGTACTATGATGAATATTGTCACACCTGTATTGGAAAAATCTATGGTGTTGGCTTGTGAATATTCGAAAGCGTGTGGAAGAGATATTCTTCTTCCAGAAGACATTGAATATGCAAGTAAGTACTGTGCCATGTACACAGTTGGACACGATATTGGTAGCATTTTTCCAGAAATTTACAATGATCAAGACGACGAAGAAGAAGAAGACGAAATTGAGGAAGTTGATGATGCTGACTGTCCACTATTCACAAGGTACTCCGGTACAGAGGAAAGGTTCAAACGTATCAATGAAGCCTATGATAGATGGGATTCATGGCAACCCCAGAATCCGACAGAAGTCATGTTAAAAAATGCTATTAATAGTAATGGACCCAGTGGGATGGACTAATAGTGAATTTAAAGTTATTGATAATGACTCAGAAACAGACAGTGATACGGATTCTGACACAGACTCCGAAGAAAACAATCAGGGGACCAAGGGTTATTCTACACAAAAATACAAGAAAATCTTAGATGAAGTTGAATTGTTACCAGAATAATTTTCTATACTTACAATAAATGTCTACCGCCGCTCTCGAAACTGTCCAGGTTCTCACTAAGGAGCTCCAATCCCAGTCTCTCAACTCTGTTGTCGCGGGTTTTTCCTTCGCGGCTGCCATCTCTTGGCTT